TCGCAACTTCATCTGCATCTCCTACAAATCCTCCCTTGACCTCCTCAAATCCAAAGGACTCTGCGTTGTCTCCACCACTGCTGTACTCAACTAAATCAATAATTTGTACTGCTCGGAGCCTTAGACTGTAGCCAAACCCAAGTGCCGGAACATACCAGGTTACTAGATCAACACTCATTCTAAGCTTTGATCCGCTTCCACAATTTGTATCGGCTGGTAGCTTGTTTCCCTGACTATCATAGATACCAATTGAAAACGTACGTGGGCCTTTTGCAGTCTCTTTCTTTGCAACTTGCTTTGCGTAGATTTCGTTCTCACCATCATCAGT